CATAATTGTTGGGTCATTCATGATGGAATCTTGATTGTCCATCATATACGCCAATGTTTTCATTTTCAAATACTCTTGAAGTTCGTCCTTGAATTCCGCAATGAACTCATACAGCTCAATCGAGTTCTTCGCCTTTGGAATATACCCCCTTACATTAAAGAATCTTTGAACTACAATATTATCATTTAATGATAATAAGAACTCCATCTTGGTACTTTCTTGTTCTTTCATAATTTTAAGTTTGTTTGTTTTTAATTATACTATTTGTTTTCCCTCAACATTTCTTTTTATTCTGTCGGAGGTTCTTTTGTTTAACCATAAAAGAGCTTCGTCTAATTTGGTAATAGCAATTGCGTTTTCGCGACAAGGGAATTTACTTTGTAAGTAATTCATTCTGTTTAACAACATTTCAATTAATTCCTCATTTGTTGTGCCATCGGCGATTGTTTTTAATTCTGTAGAACCTTCAGTTATTGGTTCTTTTTGAATAAATTGTAATGCCTGTCCTTGTTCCTCTTTGTTTTCAAAGTTTGATAACTCGTACTTGTGTCCTTCTACTAATACTTTCATTTGTTTGTGTTTCGTTTTTCTTTTCTTGTTAATTTCATAAATGGTCTTAGGAAATTCACCCAAGCCTCATCGTTTTTTGGAAGATATTTAAAGAGACCATCTTCCATCATAAGTCTCATTAGATTTTTGTATCCCCTATCGGTGGGGTCAATCGTGTCAGTAATAATTTGGTTTACTAATTCTTTCGCATTTTCTGTAATTAAGGGGTTAGATAAATCGACTATTTTTTTGTTTGTAGTGTAAAACTCTTCACCAAGTATACCATTTTTTGTTTTACCAATCAAAATATTTTCCAATACTTTTGATTTTTTTTCTTGCACGATATTTCCTGCATTAACTCGTATTTCTTCCATAGTGCATGGTTTAACCTGCATATCAGGGAATAATTTAACTAAAGTTTTTTCACCTAAACCCTCAATACCATTAATATTATCAGAATTATCTCCTGTAAGAATTTTACAAGTTAAGACATTATAGTGGGGAATTTGAACTTTATTGATGGTAATCATATCACCCTGTTTAAAGTATTGTTTTGAGTTTGGTGAGTAAACGGATACTTTATCCGAGATAAGCTGTGTAAGGTCCTTATCTGATGAAAATATGGTAATGTCTTCGTTGGTTGACATTTTACAATAATACGCAATAAGGTCGTCTCCTTCGTTATGAGGCGTTTCAACTTGCCTAACAAAGACCTCCTCAAGATATTCTTTAATACGAGCGTTTTGAGTTAGATATGATTCAAGTTCATATTCATTAATATTTTGTTTTCTATTTGTCTTATATTGAGGATAAAGTTCTTTCCGAGTGGACGAACTATGTTCGGCATCCCACATAACAACTACCTTATCGTAATTATGTTCCTCAAGGAATTTTCTAATGGTGTTGATAAAGTGGTAGATAGCACCCGAATGATTTTTATCACTATAAAGTTCTTTAACTCCGTGATACCCAATCTTCATTAAGTTGGCACCGTCAATTAATAATGTTTTTTTCAATTAAACCTATTTAAGGTTATACAATAATTTTGTTACTCTTTTTTAAATTATCTTCAGCCCATAATGGTTGAAGATTTTCATAATGACATAACTTATAAAGTTCGTCTTCTGTTTTTGCCGATGATAATGGAATGATGTGGTCAATATGCCACTCACCCCTGTTATCCCAACTCATACCATCGCTAAATTGGGTTTCTAAATGTTCTTTAAGAAATTCCGGTGAACACCCTACAATATCGAAAGTTTTATTAGTTTTACTAATGTTTCGGGTTTTAAGAAATGATAAAAGTCTAGACCTCATAATACATTTTAATCGAAAAATAACATCATTTTTTAATCTTAAAGAATGATAAAGATTTCTTTTTACTTTAACTTTTTCTTTATTTTTTTCTGACCACTCTTTTTTATAAGTTAAAATAGTTTCTTTATTATTTTCATAATATATTTTATACCGATTTGGGTCTTTTTGGTATCTTTTTTTTGACCTATCATTATCTTTTACCCTAATTACATCAATATTTTCTTCTCGGTAATTTTTAACTTTTAATAATATTTTTTCCCGGTTATCAATGTATTCTTTTCTTTTTTGAGCCTTTATTTTTTCATCGTTATTATCCCTATATTTTTTCCAAACCATATAAGAACATTGTTTACATTCAGTTCTAAACCCATCTTTAGAATCTTTTCTTTTTCTAAAATTAGGTAATTCTTTTTCAAGATTACACTTACTACAAACTTTAGTTTCCATTTTTAATATATTCTTTTAATAATTTATTAACAAGGGAAGATAAATTTATAGATTTATCCTTAAAGTACTGTGGAAGTTCTGGGTCTATTGAGACTCCAATCTTAACTTTCTTTTCAATTTCTTCTTTTTTCTTTCTTCCCATATTAATAAATATCTACAAATGTAATAAAAGTAGAATAATTATAACTTTTTTTTATTCTTCTTCAAAACTTTCTTTTTCTGATTCATCAAGTATAATCTCCCCCGTACCACTAAGTATTGCGTTCCAATATCCAGAATATTCTTTTTTATATTTATCTAAAGACTCTTTTGTGTCCGCAATATATCCTTGAGGCACTACAATAATTTTACTATCCTTATATTGTATTCCATTCACGTGATTTTTTAATATAGAGATTTTTGTTCTAGTTGCGTAGGAAATTGTTCTACCATTTTTAGTTGCCGTAATATGATTCACACCCGCCTTTTTTTGATTACCAAATAAAAATACCAAACTACTTGCTAACCATATCGCCTCACCACCCTTACTCTTAATTTCCGCTTGGCCAAACGGGTTATCAGGAAGGAGTACCCATGGTTGATTTAAAAAAACCACGGTATTATAATATGGATAATCTTCTTTTTTAGATTTAGATATTCTTGAATGTATACCCATACCAACTTTATCAGCAAGTACTTTAGCGGTGTGCATTCCCCCACCTTTTCCGTCAAATGTCATTTGACAGGGAATTGACCCAATTGAGTCCCATAAAAATAATAGACTATAAGGTATTTCACCTCTTTCTTGAGCATCTAACACATCATTAATAAAATCAGTTGCTTGTTCAACAACGTCAAATGAATCGTTAAATATAAAATGACCGTCCCAAACACCATCCTCATTTTGTTCTGCCTGTAATCCAAGTTCTACCGAGTGTTCCCAAGACCATTTTTTTTCCGTAATAATAAACACCGGTAAATGTCCTTTTTTTTGGGCATCAACCGCTGCCAATATCATTGCTGTTGATTTTGATGTGTTTGAGTGACCCAAGAACATATTAATTCCTCCCATCACCGGACCTGGTAATCCAACCGTATCCATAAACGCCTCACCACAATTATAAAAACTCTCAGGTTTATATTTTGTTTTTGTTGAGAATTTACCTTTAATATCCTCTAATGAGAATGTTTTCTTCTTAATTGCCATTTTCTATTTTTTTAATGTGTGGTAATTTGTTTGTTTTATTTCTATTGTATTTTGAAGGGTCCTCTTCATATAGTACATCAACTTCTTCTTCATGAAAAGTGATTAATCGAATACTGTTCACACCTTCTTCATTAACCCCCTCATCTAACATCCCAAATAAAACGCTATCACCAATTTGTTTACTCCTACCTGAAAAGTAAGTTTTATCTTTTAGTTGACTTAAAATTTCATAAGACAACATTTTATTGTCCCTCAATTGTAAATCAATTTCTTCTTTAAATGTCATATAATAATATTATTAATACTTGGACAATAAGTATGTCTTACGGTCCAAGTTTTATTATTTTATTTTAGAATGGAAGCTCTTCATCAGGTAAATCATTCATTTGTGGGTCAATAGGACTTTCATTTGATTTAGCACCACCAAAAGACTCTGTACCGACTGAATCACTTTCGTAAGAATATCCACCTTTATCTGAATCCCATCTTGGAGTTTCCCCACGAGCAATTGCTTCAAGATATTCAACCGGTTTTTTAGAATAAACATCTAACCAAGTTAACTCATCATTAATCCAAGCATCTGCCTGTGCTTGGTCTGTATGTACAGGACCTTTGTCTTCATACATAATTGTAGATACAGTCGTGTATTCTTTTCCTTTTGGTGTTTTAGCCTTAGATAATTCAATGATTAAATCTCTACCTTCTTGAGCGTTGGTAATATCACCTTTGTTTCTCCAAATTGGGATAATTTTATCTAAGATACCATCGTTTTTGTAGTTATGTTTGAATCTCCAAAATTTAGGTCCGTGGTCTTCATTATCTCTATCGATAACTTTTACGATATAGAATTTACGAGAACGGTACTGAGTAGCTAATTGTTTGTCAGATTCTTTTCCGGTTGAAATTAACTCTTCGTAAACCTCATTTAAAGGTGAACGCTCGTTATCATTCTTTCCCGGGTCGTAGAATTTTTGCCATTGTCCCCCAACTTGAATCTCATGATACCAAGCCTCTTTGAATGGTGAAGAACCATCACTCGTAGGTAGGATTCTAACTCTTCTTTGTCCTGATTGCTCCTTATCACCTAAGATAAGTGCAAAATATTTTTTCATTCTTTCGTCTTGCGACATTTTTCCTTGGGCCCCGCCCCCTGATTGTTTTGAATTTTCGTACTGTGCCAATACGGCGTCTAATGAACTCATGTGTTAAATAATTAAATTGTTAAATTGTTAAATAAACATAAGTGATAAATCGGGAAAAGTCAAATTAAAAAAGGTGTCCGTTAAGACACCTTTGAAGTTTTTATTATCGTTTGAATGAGGGTTTGTAGTCGTCTCGTTGAGAACCTGGTTGGAAGGAATTTTTAATATCGCTTGAATTAATGTCTTCAACTTCATCGGAAGTTAAAACATATTCATTTTTTCCGGTCATTTCCATTTCGTCTTGTTTGTCATCAAAAAATTGAGATAATTTTTGATTGAAAGGGTATGAATCGTAACTTCTCAATTCTAATTTCTCTTGAGGTGTTTTTTCTCGATATTTTTCAATTTTACTTTCAAGTGAATTTAATTTGTTCATTACATTATCCATCTCTCCTAATTTGGATTCTAAGTTAGATAGTTGACTGAATAAGTTTTCAAAATACTCATCTTGTTTAGTTTCAATATTTTTTTGAGAATTAACCAAATCAGTAATTTCAAGTTCTTCACTTCCACTACCATCATCAGTTGATTCTTCAGAACTACCCTCATCATCGATTTTTTCTACATCAGGGTCAGTTGCAACATCAATTGCTTGTGGTATATCTCCAGGTGCCGGTGGTGGTACTGCCTCAGATGGTGCTGGAGCCGGTGGAGTTTCTTCTCCCGGTGGGGCCATTGGTGGTGTCAAAGCACCTAATTCATCTTCAATGGGTGTTTCAGGTTCAACCGCAGCTTGTTCCATAATATAATTGTTAATATTATGATACCTTGTAATTTCTTGTATTAATTTTCTATCTAATGCCATTTTTAATTATCCGTTTAATAATTGTTTAATTCCTCCTGCTGTCTCAACTCTAACTTTTCTGTTAATCGTTGTTTGATGTCCAGCTCTTTCAATAAGCCCATCTCTTTCTCTGATTGTATAACAATCACCTGTATCTAAATCACAAACTTGTTGTGTTCCATCACCGTTATCTGTTTGAGAAACTCTTGTTGATTTTCCAAGATAGTTGTCTAATGCTGATTTTATGTTCATAAAATTGTTTTTATTATAAATATATCATTATGTTATAAAGTGAAAACATCACTTATTATTGTTTGTACCAATATTTCACCTCCAATTGGTGAGGTAGTCCCGTATGGTCGATATTCAACTTGTAATCTGAAAGACCCTAATTTGTTAAGGGTTATTTCATTTGTATAATTTGTTGTTATCCCCCCAATCCCACTATAATTAACTATTTCATATGTGGTAGCGTTTAAAATTTTAGTACTAACGACATTTTGAGTAGTAAAAGGTTTTTCAGTAATAAAATTATATGTAATATAACCACCCGCGGGTTTTTTAATATTATAGTAACTCCACCCTTCCCCTTGTAAATTTGGGGAATCAAAAAGTTTAATTAACGATAGTTTTTGTTGAGGAAACGTTGGTAAAGTTTGACTTGTTGGCACATTCTCAACAGGTACTTGGGTTTGCCCAGGAGCGGTATACCATACCTTAAATGGAAATTGTTGTACCACAGGTTGCTCTACCCCTTTATATGCTTTTAATATAAACACAAGGTCTATTTGCGTTTTA